GGTAGACTGATCTCGAAACAAAAACTCCGATACAAAAGTTTGATCATCAATCGTGTATGTCAACACAAGCATGTGCCAGAATATCATTGTTCATCCTCCTCTGCGGCTAAGTGACGGTTGAGGGCGCATGTTCCTAGATTAATCAGGCACTCTCTGTGGAAGTCGCGCAAGGCGGTCTCCATTCCATATGTTTCTCCATCCACTCCAAGTATATCTCTGAGCCTTTGAACAACGTAAGTTAGTGGATAAGTGTCCCCGTCCAATGATATGGTTACCTTTGGCTGGACGTAAGTGTTCTTAGCCATTATTCATCCTCCTCGAATATTGAATTACCCAGTTCTTCTGGGACTTCTACTGTTACTGATCTATAGTCGCACTTGGCGCACTTCCTCTTGCGCCGTATGGTTTGGAACCCGTACTTGCTGTGCGGTCTGCTGTCCCATGTTATTAACTTGTGATTGCAATCAGGGCAGTGGGATACGCTGTTCACAAGCACTTGTCCTTCCATGCCGCATGAGCATTGACACCCATGTTGTGAATAAGCTCCCAACGTAGGTCCTCGACACCCACATCGCAGAACACATCGACATCAGGGTTCATCTTGATGTCCTCCTCAATCTTCTTGGAAATCTCATCCAGCTTTTCCACAATGTGGTGCATGCATACCGTGTTAGCCATCACGCATCCTCCTCTTCTGGTTGCCAACACTTATCCTCGCCGTACTGATACGCACCCGCAAAGTTCATACCCTCATCCTCGTATTCAGCCAGAACCTCAATGCCCATCGCATGAAGACGATCCCAGACAGGAACAGGCGGTGCCCATGCCGTCCAACACTTGAACGAGAACCACGCAACCTTCTGGTCATCCGTATACGCAAGACCATCATGATCAATCTCAGCCTCGCAGACATCCCATTTCGTACCCCAGTTCTTGTGCCGCCACTCATACCATTCAGGCATCATCTGATCCGGCTGCGGCTCCTTGGCCCACATCTCAAACGGCATGGGCGCAATCGTGCTGCAAAACTCTGGCTCCGACTTCGACAGCGCAGCATGTAAGTGCTGGATCAAATGGGTCGGGCCTTGAAGGTATACACGTTGATAACAGTGATTAGGCATTAGTTGTATCCTTGTCTGGTTTAATTAAGACTTGCGTGTTACATGTATGTTATTGCAGCACGGTCCACGGGTCAAGTGATTTGTTCCACGGACCACGGTCCAGAGTACGCTGAGTTCCCTATAGGGGTATTCTCCAGGAAAAAAGGAAAAAAGTTTTAATCCATTTAAAATAAACGTACTCGACGTACTAAGCGTACTCAGTGACAAAGTTATTTAGTAATATCAACTCTCTAAGTAGCCCATGGATTATTACAAAGTGAGTACGTTGAGTACGTTTCTCGGGTGAAAACCCCTATATAGGAAAGATTGCCTCTGAATTAAACTTGTTATAACATGCATCTAAACAACAAACGGGGCAACAATGGCATCTCTTGCAAAAAAGATCGAAGAGGAACACGGCAGAACTCTGACCAACAGGCAGAGAACCTTCGCGAGGTTCATTGTCGAAGGCATATACAACAACGCTGAGTGCGCTCGGAAGGCTGGGTATGCCCCCGACTTAGCTAAAAGTCAGGCGTCCATCTTGTTGAATGGTCGGGACTACCCACACGTTTTGGAATACATCACCGAACTGCGTGAGGAGCGGGAGCGTAGGTATGCGGTGTCTACTATCGGTCAGCTAGAGAGGCTGCACAAACTCTCGTTAGGTGCGGAAGATGCTGGTCAGTTTTCTGCGGCCATCAACGCGGAGAAAATTCGCTCTGCTTTGGGTGGTCTGACAATCGACAGGCGCGAAACCATCAACACCATCGATCAACTGTCTCGGGATGAGATCACCGCTCGTCTCACGATGTTGCAAAAGGCTTACCCACAAGCGTTCGTGATCGAAGGCATAGCAAAGGATATCACCCCAGATGAGCAAGGGACCAGAGGCGAACTTTTGGAACACGTTAAGGTCGAACCTACCGAAGAAGTGCTTCGCGACAAGGATTGAGAACAAGCACGGGGGCGGTGTTCCGGACGTTCATCTAGTGTGGGATGGTCTTCCTTGCTGGATGGAATTGAAAGTATCCAAAACAAACCAAGTAAAACTCTCGCCTCATCAGGTCGCGTGGAATACAGCATACTGGGTACGAGGTGGGGCAAATTTCATCTTGGTAAAGAGGTCCGTTGAGCGTGATCTACTTTTATTTGATGGGGGTTCTGGGTCCACGTTACTTGCATCTGGCATCTCGGGCACCGAACATGCACGGTTTGATGGCCCTGCGGCCTTGTTCTGCGCCCTGCGGCCTCGTTTAGAGGCTATATACTCTGCGGCTCTGCGCCCTGCGTCTTAACTCTGCGGCCCTGCGGCCTTGTTTTCTGGGGGAGTTTCCCCCGATGGTCGGTCGACAAAGAAAAGGACCATGAGCCGTGGCCCATGGTCCTATGATCTAGTGCTCCACTATTGCGATTGATTTACCTAGGCTCGAGCCCTTGCAAAGTTTGCAGGCTGTGCATTGTACGCGCCGCCCTGCCTCTTTTGATGCGGGGCATAGCGCCTCGTTTGCCTTGTCCAGGTCTCCAAGGTCCGCGATCACTCGGAAGGTGCGCCGCCCTGCTTTCCAGTGGGCGATTGCTTGGGCGCGATTGTCCGCGCTTTGCATCGCGATGTCCGGACGCCAGCCGCTTTGGTGTGAGTATGCGGTAAACGTGGTGGCCTCTGCTAGCAGATCCGTCCACACGTCCGCGGGAACCGCTGCGGGATCCCCATAGGTTCCGATGCGGACAAAGCGCCCGCGCCCTATGGTGTTGCGATCTGCGGTATTGTCCGCGATTTGGTAAACGCCGCGCAAGAATGACTTGTAAACTATCAAGACGCCTTGGCCTAGGTTAACGTAGCAGCGGCGACCCTTGGCTTGCTTGCGCTTTGGATCGTCGTTTACTTCCCCGCGCATGGTGCAGTTGCCGCAAATTGAGAAGTCTTCTCCCGTTTTGCTAGCTTCCAACGGGGAAATATCGGAGCGCAAGATATAGGTTTGAACAACTGCGCCCGTCTTTGTGTTTCGGTTTGAGAACGTCGCAATAACGACGATTGGCTTGCCATCCAATAGGCTTGGCCCGTTGTAGATGATTCCGGCTTTCATTACACCCACCCCAAGACGATTGGAAAGAATAAGATTAACGCGATCGCCAGTCCTGCACAAAAACCTAATAAGATATTTAAAAGAGCATCCATTGTATATTCCTTTGTTTAGTTAAAGTAATGCCCCGATCATACGCTATGCATGACCGGAGCACAAGTTATTTAAGCAAGCCAAGCGAACTTAGGACGCGGCACCGTGAGCTTGTGGTTGTTGTCGAATGCCTCTTGACCGTGCAGCGCGATGTATGTCGCAACATCTGGAACGCGCTTTTGTGGTTTCGCTGGCTCCAGCATCACGGCCTTTCTAAGCTCGATTGCTAGCGCCTTGCGTTTCTTGATTGTAGCTTGGAGGTTGGCAATTTCGGCCTCCATAGCTTCAACCTCTTGGCGGATATCTTCGCCCATATCTATGTCATAAGAGCGGGTCCAAGTGTCAAAGTCTTTAACAATTGAGCTCATTAGTTTTTCCACGGTCATGGTTTTCATTCCTTAATTGAGAGGGCCAAGTTGTTTGGTCCTTGTACAAGTACAAGATAGTATGTTGAGCAATTAATCAAGCACTAAATGCAATTAATTGCACGAATAATGCAATTAATTCACCGAATATCTGATCCAGGATCCCGCTGCATCGCAGCATCTGCCCGCCCGCCCGTGCTGCATAGCAGCACCACGCCGCCCGCTGGGGGTAACTGGTGCCGATCCTGCTCGATATCGCGCCCGCCCGCTTGGGGGCCCCCCATATATAGAGGGTGCGTAGCACACAATCTGTCCTATAATATTGGTATTGTAAAATCACTCCGCCCTAATTCCATTCCACTTGCATGTAGCCCACAAGTTATTACCATGGACCGAGATCCGAGC